AATAGATGGTCTAGGAAGTTATGCAAAAGCGGATAAGTTTACTATACAAATTATCCCACCTGAGTTAACAAAGCGTCAAGGATCTATTGATCCGGCTACAATAGAATTTCTCGCAAAGAAAGTTTCATTTCCTGCAAGATCATTTGGTACAACTACCTATCGATCTGCGGGAATGTTTAGTTTAGAAGTTCCCTATGAGACTACATTCGAACCTGTTAGTATTTCATTTATGGGTACAAACAATTATGAGGTAAGAAAGTTTTGGTTAGACTGGTTTGAGTTTATTCAAAGAACTGGTGATACCGCATCAGGAAGTGTGGGTAGATATAATATGAAATATTATAAGCAGTTTAAAGGAACAGTAACAATTACAAGTTATGGTCCAGAAGAGAACATGAAAGAAACACATAAAATAAAATTACATGATTGTTGGCCAAAAACAATATCGGCAATAGAATTAGGATGGGATCAAACTGATCCTTTAGAATTTGATGTAGATCTTGTGTATAGCAGATGGACAGCTGAAACAATTTGATATTATTATAGGAGTAAATTATGGCTTTACCAAAGGTGGCGACACCTACTTATGAATTGAAAATTCCTTCGACTGGACAAAAAGTTAAATACAGACCCTTTCTTGTAAAAGAAGAAAAGGCTCTGTTGATAGCTTTGGAAAATGGTGGAGAAAAAGAAATGTCTCAGGCAATGCAAGATATTATAGTTTCTTGTACTGAAGGGGAAGTAAACACTAAAGATTTAGCACCATTCGATATTGAATATTTTTTCCTTAATCTTAGAGGAAGATCTGTGGGGGAAGAATTAGAAATAAACATTCCTAGACCAGAAGGATTTAAATGTTGTAAAGGTGCAACTCCTGAAGATGTCGTTGAACTCAAAATAAATATTGACGATATAAAATTAGATACATCTGGAATGAAGTCGAATGAAATAGACATTACGGATGAAATTGGATTAAAATTAAAATTTCCCAATCTTGAAACAGTACAAAAATATGCTGCGGATGGAGAAAACATAAAATCTGAAAATATCTTTAAATTGATTGGTGAATGTATTGATTATATTTGGGATGGCGATGATATTTTCAAGGGTAAGGATTCTAGTAAAAAAGAACTAGATGATTTTATTGAGTCTCTTAGTTCAGGACAATTCCAAAAGATAAGGGAATTTTTCGAATCAATGCCAAAGATTAGTCATGAAATTGAATGGGCATGTCCGGTATGTAAGAAAGCAACACCACTAGTTCTATCGGGGATTGACTCTTTTTTCGGATAGGGCTGAGTCACGATTCCCTGGCGAACCACTATCAAACAAACTTCGCCATGATTCAGCATCACGGTTGGAGTCTAACAGAGATAGAACACATGATGCCTTTTGAAAGGCAAATATATATAATACTTTTACAAAATTGGGTAAAAGAAGAGAATGACAGAGTGAAGGCAGAAAACGCAAAGCATAACAGATAGGAATTAAATGGCCGCAACTTTAGATTCAGTAACGGAACAAATAAAAGCAGGTAATACTGCAAGTGAAACTAGAGACAAATCAAACATGAAGATCTCTACAATGACTCTTGAAGTTCTTCAGAGTATGTTGGATCTTAGTTTAGATGATTCCGCTGCAGCCAGAGAACGAGCAAGAGAAGCCGCAAGATCCGCCACAGACCCAATAAAAAATGCAAGCCCCCAAGCAAAAACTGAAGAAGTAAAAGCAAAAGGATTCTTTTCCAAATTAGGTAGAGCTGTTACTAGTCCTATTGGTGCAATGGGTAGAAGTATGAAATCAGCAGGAAAAGGAATTGGTGGTTTTCTAAAAGGTCTATCTAGTGGACTAGCATCATTTGCTAATCCTATGGTATTATTAGGCGTAACTACTATGGCAATTTCCCTTCCAATAATGGCTGCAGGACTAGCCGCTGCATTTAAAGTATTCGAAATGATTGCCGGTGAAGGTAAAGCTTTAGAATTTGTTACTGGCATAATCGAATCACTTGGTGAGGCAATTGGAACTATCCTTCAAAAAGTTTTAGAGGGATTTGGTACGATGGTCAAAAATATGGGGCCTTTTATTACACGTTTCTTTGAAGGAATGGCGGTTGTAATTGAAGCATTAGAACCAATCGTTGTAAGTATATTTAAAATAATAAAAGATATCATTACTGATCCTGTTCTCAACACGACCATACAAGCAGTACTAAAAACAGTAGAGGTATTGATTGTAGAAATTGGTAAGGTAATCGAAACTGTTGGTAATGTTGTAATATCTGTTATGGAAAACATTGGGACAATAATAGAAAAAATTGGAAATGCAATTCAAGGAATTATCACTGCTGTTGGTGATTCTGTAACAAAAGTAGTTGGTTCAGTTTCAGATCTCATTACAGCAATAGGTAATACAGTAGCAACTGTAATAAATTCTATAGTTGGTGGTATCGAAAGATTAACCGCCCTTCCTGCAGGAAATATGGCAAAGGTTGCTTTAGGATTAACAGCAATGGCAGGAGCACTTGTACTCTTTTCTGCTGGTGCAGCTATCGCAGGGGCATTCATGCCAACTGCAGCAGACCTTGACAAAATAGCAAATTCAGTTACAAAGTTTGCTAATCTTGAACCTGGCAATCTAGCAGGAGTAGGTGAAGGAATGAAAAAGGTTGGTCTTGGATTAGCAGCATTTGGAGTTGGTGGTGCAATAGCTGACCTTCTTATGCCAACAAATAGTGCGGGTATGGATGCTGTTGCATCTTCAGTACAAAAATTTGGTGGTATCGATGCAACTAATTTTGGGATGGTTGGTGATGGAATTAAAAAATTAGGTATTGGCCTAGCAGCTTTTGGTGGGGGTGGAGTAATATCATCTCTTGGAGAAGCATTCTCTAGTTGGATTGGGGGTGATAAAGACCCCGTAGAAAAGTTTCAGAAGTTCGCTGCAATAGGGCCAGGACTAAAACAAGCCGGAGATGGAGTTACAGCTCTTGCTAAATCTTTTGATGCTTTCAATACTGATAATCTAGAAAGAATCGGAGATGGTCTTGATAATTTTATGGGTAAAGTTGATATGAATAAATTGACGGCTTTCTCAGCGGCTACAGAAGGATTGATGACAGGACAAATGTTAGCTCAACTACAAATACAAGCTAATCAGGAAGGTAGTAAGACTGCTGGAGGAAGCACATACAATGTCAATAATCAAAATATGCAAACTAATCAATCTAGTGCCGTTATGCTTCCTCCTGATCCTGTATCTCCGGGCGATAATGATGTTATGAATGTACGTATCGTATCATAAGGCTTTATAAAAACCATCTGAAAGATAATAGATAAGAGCATCTATTAAATCAGGTGATCCCCATGCCGACATACACAAACAAATTATTATTACCAAAAACCAAAATCCATACATAGTATTATTCTCCATTAGTCTTGCTCAGCTAACTTTGCAAAGTAAGAGTACTCTTCTGAATCACCGGCTGATCCTGCGGATTCTGCGGTTGTTGTTGATTCTACTACAGGAGGTACGTGAGGAGTAGTCATAGGTTTACCACCATCAAAAGGTACACTTGACTCAGTATGAGTTGGTACATCAGTTTGTTTCCCCAGTACTCTATCCAACTTCTCTTTCAAGTCCGAATAGGATTTAAAATTCTTTGGATCTGTAAATGCTTCCAATGAATGTTCCTTCTTCCAGATGTCTTCCATCTTAGAATCATCTTCATCAAGAGGTAACGGGCTCTCAAATTCACTTTTATCATAATTCGAAAAGCCATCGATCTTACGAATCTTGATTTTGAAATTTGCACCTTCCCACAAATCAAAAGGATTTACTGGAGTCTCATCTTCAAATTCGGGATTCATCTTATCATTAAGCTTATCCCAAATCTTCTTACCATACTTATATAACCGAATCGTACCTTCGTTCTGAGGATTTGATGGATCTTTAAGAACATAAACATTTGAAATATAGGTCAACCTACGTTTCTGTTTACGGGCGATCTCCTTGTTTGCTTCAATACCAGAATTCCAAAGTTGTGAATTATACTCACTAACTGGATCTTTCTGGCCAAGAGTAGTCAAAGAGTTTTCAATATACCATCCACCTGGG